TCCGCGCTCATAAAGGCGAAGTGACGGTAAAGGTGGTTGGCATGGCGGCATCGGCGGCATCGATCATAGCCATGGCCGGGGACAGAGTAGAAGTTGCACGATCCGGGTTCCTGATGATTCACAATTCCTGGAACATGGTCGTTGGAAACCGCCACGACATGCGAAAGGCCGCAGAAGATTCCGAGCAATTTGACGCGGCCATGGTTTCCATCTACGAGGCGCGCACCGGGATTGACGCTTCTGCCCTGGCCGACATGCTCGATAACGAAACCTGGCTTGCCGGGAAAGACGCCATCGCCAAAGGTTTTGCCGATGCTTTCCTTCCGGCCGATGAACTCGACCAAGACAGCGAAGGTTCAGAACGCCGCGCCGCGCTGAACAAAATTGAAACCATCCTCGCAAAGTCCGGTATGCCTCGTTCTGAGCGCCGCCGGTTGCTTGGCGAGATAAAAGATCAGGTCGGCACGCCGCGCGCTGCCGGAAAAAACGTCACGCCGAGCGCTGGCGAGCCTGGTGAAACTGAAGTATTGGAAACGAGTTTTTTGCACGTTCTATCCCAACGATAAGGAGATCAAAAATGGCAGACCTCGCAGTAATCGAAAACGAGTATAAAAAAGTTCAGGGAGACCTGAAGAAAGTTGGCGACGACCTCAAAGCTTTCGCAGAGCAGAGCAAGAAGGAAATCGACCTCCACCAGCAAATCTCCGGCGAAACCAAAGCCAAGGTCGACGAGCTGCTGACCAAGCAGGGCGAACTTAATGCCCGTCTGACCGCCGCCGAGCAAGCACTGGTCAACGATGACCGCCACGGCCAAGCCTCGGCGCCCATGAGCCTCGGCCGTCGGGTGGTCGACTCGGAAGAGTTCCAGGCAAACGCCTCCCGACTGGCTCGCGGAAAAGGGTCTTTCTCCGTCCCCGTCCAGGCGGCGATCACCGAAAGCACCTCTTCCGGCGGCGACCTACTACAGTCGACCCGGGTGCCTGGTGTGATGGCTCCTCCTGAGCAGCGCCTGTTTATCCGCGATCTTCTCAGCTGGGGCCGCACCGGTTCAAACAGCATTGAGTATGTTGAGGAAACCGGATACACCAACAGCGCCAACGTGGTCTCGGAAAATCCCTCCGCCGGCAAGCCGGAATCCGACCTGGTTTTCGACCTGCTTTCGGCTCCGGTGGCTACCATCGCCCACTGGATTCACGCCTCAAAACAGGTTCTAAGTGATGCCGGGATGCTCCAGAGCTACATCGACGGGCGTCTGCGCTACGGGCTGAAGCTCAAGGAAGAGGCACAGATCCTCAAGGGTTCCGGCGTTGGCCTGAACATCAACGGTATCGTTACCCAGGCGACCGCCTACGCCAATCCCGGCGTCAGCGTAACCAACGATACCATCATCGACCGGCTGCGCATCGCCATGCTGCAAGTCCAACTTGCCGAGTACACCGCTGACGGCATCGTTCTGAACCCCATTGATTGGGCGACCATTGAACTCACCAAGGACACCGTTGGCCGCTACGTGTTCGCCAATCCCACCGGCCTTGCTGGCCCGGTTCTCTGGGGTCTGCCGGTCGTCGCGACCCCGAGCCTCTCCTCCGGAGAGTTCCTGACCGGCGCCTTCCGCATGGGCGCTCAGGGTTGGGACCGCGAAGATGCAAATGTCACGATCAGTTCCGAAGACCGCGACAACTTCATCAAAAACATGGTGACGATTTTGTGCGAAGAGCGTATCGGCCTGACCGTCTACCGGCCGGAAGCTTTCGTTACCGGCAACTTCACCCTCGCCTCCTCCGGGGCGTAATTGACCGATGAGAGGGGAGGGTAAAACCTCCCCTCTTTGGGAGCCTAAATGGTCATCGAGTTTATACGCAGCGTCGAACACAACGGGCCGCGAAAGCGGTTTGAGCGGATGTCGGTTTCTGACGGAGTTGGCCGTCAATTAATTGACAGAGGAATCGCGCGAGAGCCGAAAGTGGACCCTTTGAAGACCGCTGGCGGGAAGCCGTCTGCATCGCCTCCGGTCCAAGCCTCACCGCAGACGATTGTGAAAAAATCAGGGCGTGGCGGGAAGAAGCGCCGAACCGCCGCTTCGTAATCGTAACGAACACGACGTTTCGGCTATGCCCGTGGGCCGACATCCTCTATGCCATGGATCGTGCATGGTGGAAAATGCACGGAGCAGAGGCGGCAAGGGAATTTAAGGGGAGAAGGGTTACGCCGATAAAAAACGTGGTCCACGCCGATTTCATCGATTTCAGTTATGGCGGAAACTCTGGGGCCGGGGCCATAAGCTTGGCGGAACATTTCGGGGCCGAGAAAATCACGCTACTCGGGTACGACTGCAAATATGCAGACAACGGGAAGCGGCATTGGCACGGCGATCATCCGAAAGGTCTGGGAAACTGCGTAAGCATCAACAAGTTCTACGCACAATTTAAACAAATGAAAGATCACCTGGACCAGAGAACCGCAACGATCATCAACGCGACACGATCCACGGCCCTTGACATCTGGCCGATGGAGAAATTGGAGAAAGTGCTTGGGATCTGACTACTGGCGTAACAACCACACTCTTGAACACCTCACCCCTATCGGCGAGCGTTTCCCAGAGATCGGTCTTGCACCGTCTCTGCGGATGGCTTGCGGTAGCGGCACGGTGGTCGAGTTTGGCTGTGGCGACGGGCGGATTGCCGAGTTTTTCGACCCTCAGAAATACTTCGGCTGGGATATCAATCCGGCGGCGATTGACGCGGCGCGACAGGGGCAACCTCGTCACACCTTCGGATATCCGCCGCGAGAAGCCGATATCGCCTTGGCCTATACCGTTTTGCTCCATGTACCGGATGATCAACTGCCTGCCGTCGTCGACCAGATGCAACGCTACGGCAAGAAGATCATCGTCGGCGAGATCATGGGGCGCAAGTGGCGCAACGAAGACGGCATCCCGCCGTGCTACAACCGCGAACTGTCGGAATACGAGGCGCTTTTAGGGCATGTGTCCGAGGTAATATCCATCCCCTACCCTCGGTATCGTACCGACCTGAGGCTGTGCGTATGGCGATAATCGCGACAGTCCTTAAATCTGGCGGCGAGTTCCAGCCGAAGCATGTTTCCGCCATCGCTGATTCAGTCGGCCAGGTTGTCTGCTTCACTGACATGACCGTCGATGATTCGCGAGTGACCACCATCCCATTGATTCACGGATGGAAGGGATGGTGGTCAAAAATGGAACTATTCCGCCCGGATATTGACGAGGATCTGTTCTACCTCGACCTGGACACGCTTATTTTCGGCGATGTGCAACCAATCATCGCGGCCTCGCGTGGAAAGATGACGATGCTGGAGGATTTCTACTGGCCCGGAAAGCCGGCATCGGGGATCATGTACATCCCGCAGTCGATTAAAGAACACGTGTGGCAATCTTGGACGAAAAACCCAACTCTCAATATGGCGGAAAAACCAGGAAAAGGAACGATTGGCGACCAGGGCTTTCTTGGTCGGGTACTCAAGCCGAACCTGTGGCAGCGAATCGCCCCAGGGAAAATAGTCTCGTACAAGGTCCATTGCAAAACCGGGAGGCCATCTGGGGCTGACATCGTCTGTTTCCACGGCAAGCCGCGCCCATGGGACTTGTCACCGGCCGACAGGGAGAAACTATGCTGATTCCGCTGATGGAAATCAAGTCTCACCTCCGTCTCCCGCTTGAAGTTGACATCGAAGTCGACGCAGAGATTGAGCGGCTGCACGACGCGGCGGTTGATTACGCCGAGCAATACCTTTGTCGGAGCATCCCTTGGAGTGATGGCGAGTCGAGCAGCGAGACCTTTTTCCCGGCATCGGTAAAGCACGCCATCCTGATTCTGATTGCAGATTTCTACGAAAACCGCGAGCAGCATGTCATCGGGGCGTCAGTGGCGTCATTGCCGACCGTGGAACGACTACTTCACTTCTATCGCGTCGGGTTGGGCGTATGAGACTCGGGCCGCTTCGCCATCCGCTGCGCATTGAGCGACCTATCCAGACACAGGACGCCACGACTGGCGCGCTGACGGAATCGTGGGAGACGTTTGCTGAGGTCAAAGGCTCCATCGAACCGCTATCCGCCCGTGAGTTTATCGCAGCCAAGGCGACCCAAGCCGAATACACCTCGCGGATTCGGATCAGGTACATCCCCGGCGTCCTTCCATCGATGCGCGTGATTGATGTGATAGAGGGCACTGTTTACGATCTGGCCGGTCCTCCCCTGACCGACCCGAAAAGCGGCAAGCATTGGCTCACGTTGTTGGGAAAGGTTCTTATTTGATGGAGATGGACGCCTGGTTTATGCGCCTCGGTCTGGTTGGGCTTTTCGGCTATTTCCTTTGGTCCATGCAGCGGATGCTTGGCAAGCTCGAAAAGCAACTAGAGAAGCTTGGCGCCCACATTGAGCGACTTTACGAGGACCGGAACGCGCATGACCGTCGCCTGTCCATCATCGAGGATCGTGTGGCCGGCGGACGCCGCCGGTACGACCCGGAGGACAGGGTGCAATGAGCGTCGAGTACAAAGTCACAGGGATGGAAGAGTTGACGGCAAAACTCAAAACCGTCGGCACCGACATGCAGCGCAAGGGCGGGCGGTATGCTCTGCGCAAGGCGGCTCAAGTGCTACGCGACCAGGCCAGGATGAATGCCGCGCGGGTGGACGATCCGAAAACGCCGGAGGATATCGCCAAGAACGTGGTCGAACGATGGGACAGCCGCACATTCAACAAGACCGGCAACCTCGGCTTTCGCGTTGGCGTTCTCGGCGGGGCCAGGGGATACGCGAAAGCATCCGGAGAGGTCAAAGGCAAGGGCAAGGCGAATCCCGGCGGCGATACCTTTTACTGGAGGTTCCTTGAATTCGGAACAAGCCACATGGCGGCAAGACCGTTCATTCGGTCGGCCATGAACCGAGGTCAAGAGGCTGTAGGGAAGTTCATCAACGAGTACGGCAAGGCGCTTGACCGAGCGCTGCGTCGGGCCGGAAGGGGCGGAAGATGAGCGATGATCCTTATTGCACCGAAGGCAAAGGGCACCGATGCAGTTTCAGCCCGACCGGATGGTGTTTGGTTGGCCTTGCGTCTGAAGCGTGCGCGAAGACGACCGAATGCGTGATGCCTGGTGGTGATGACGAGGTGGCGCCATGATGCCGTTTCGGTTTTCGGAGCGGTCTAAGGCGGCGCTGACGGGTGTGCACCCCGACCTGATTGCTATTTCCTATCGGGCGTTGGCGTTATCCCCCTATGATTTCGGCATTACCGAGGGGCGGCGCAGTCTGGAGCGGCAACGACTGCTTTTGCAGGAGAAAAAAACCCAAACCCTGGCAAGCAAGCACCTTACCGGGGATGCGATTGATTTTGCCGTATGGATCGAAGGACGGATGAATTGGGAGTTTCGTTATTACGCGCAAGTGTCGGCGGCATTCAAGCGAGCCGCAGAAGAGTACGGCATTGTCATAAGGTGGGGCGGTGATTGGCGTTCTTTCAAGGACGGACCACACATAGAACTTGGATGAGTGTTTTCATGGTGATTACTTTCTAAGACATGGAGTGACAGTGGCTATCCAACCGCATGAACTAAGGTATGTAGAGGGCGACACGCTCCCTAGTATGCAGGGAACTCTGACGAACGACGACGGAACAGCCGTTGACCTTGCCGATACCGTTGTGACGGTGCATATCAAATATGATCCACCTCTGGTAAAAACGGCGACCATCACAGACGCCGCCGCCGGAGAGTTCCTACTGATGTGGGAACCGACCGACCTTATCTCAGGGAAGTGGACTTACGAGATACAGCTTGCCGACCTTTCGGGGGGGATCAGAACGATCAACCGCTTTCCCGCTACGGATAAGTTATTGACCCTCTTAATCGACCCGCAAATAGCGTAGGACGTTATGAACCTGCTACTAGAACAGGTTGACGAAAGCCTCACCATTGTCGGTCAAGAATTGGCAATCGAGTTTGGGGACAAGCAAACTCTTGCCCTGGAAATCACCGGGGGCCGAGGGCCGCAAGGACCGCCTGGGCCTGCCGGAAATGCGATGGTTGAACTTGTTGCGAGCGGCCCGATCAGTGGTCACAGGGCCATCTGTGACGCTTCCGGGCTTGCCATCTATGCCGACCCGACCAGCGATGCGACGGCGCACAATCTGATTGGGGTAAGCTACGGGGCAGCGGTAGATGGTGGCACGGTCAGTGTCGTTACGACCGGCCCCTTGGCCGATCCTGCTTTTTTGTTCACCCCTGGCTTGCCGGTCTACGTTGGCCCTGGGGGAACGCTGGTACAGACCCCTTCGGCTGGGGGATATATTCGGCGCATTGGCTACGCGAGAGACGCGACCACACTCTACATACAGATTGCACAACCGATTATTACGGGAGGCTAGACCATGGCGGAAAAGTATTTGAGAAACGACGCAGGACTCATCAAGGAAACCGAAGCAACGGCGACCAGTGCAGGTGCAGGAGACGCCGGGAAAATCCCCGCTCTCGACTCGGCCGGACGACTGAGCACGACGATGATGCCCGTTGGTATTGGAGCGGATACCGCGTCGATTGTCGCCAGTGAAAACCTGACTGCGGGCGATCTTGTGGATATTTACGACAACGTGGGCGTTGCGACCTGCCGCAAGGCCGATGCCGCGACTGCCGGGAAGTACGCTACCGGGTTCGTTCTGGAAGCCGTGACCAGCGGCGCGAATGCTCTAGTCTACTTCGAAGGGACAAACAACCAGCTTACTGGGC